TTGGCTTCGCCAAACTTCATATTGTCAACCAGCATACTGCTGTACGCCTTGGCGCGTTCACTCTCTGGCATCCTCAAAATACTTTGGGCCTGTTCCCGGGAAATGCCAAGGGTAGACATACCCGGAGACATAGCCCGAGCCGGAGCGCCAACCATGGCAGCTCGCTGCCGGGTCGGGCCGACAGGCATACCAGGAGCAGCCAACGCCTGCTGCGCGGTGGTCAATGATCCAGCGGCAGGCATTGGCGCGCCGCCAGCTGCTGCTTGCAGCGCCTTATTCATCGCCTCACGGCTTTCCAGCTTCTGCTTGTACTCCTGAATCTTCTGCTTGGTCAGCATCCCGGTCAGCGCCTGCTGCTGGGCATCGGTGTAGCCCTTCTGCCCAGCCAAGTACGATTGCCCTAGTGCCTGCCCAAGGCTGACTGGGGTGCGTGATGGGCCTGACGCCGCAAGCAGCTGCGCGGCCATCGAGAGCGCCCCTTGGCGCTGCATTGCGGCACGTTGCTCCGGCGTCAGCAGCTCGTTCAAGCCGCTCATGTCGCCACCAAACAGGTTCATCAGTCCAAAGCCGTCAGCCATTATTTAATCCTCCCAATCATGTCCAGCAGGCTAGGCGACGACGCGCCCATCGACTGCGGGCCACCCATCTGCAGCAGCATATTGGCTAGGTTCATCATGCCCTGCCCCTGCTGCCGCTCCTGCAATTTCTTGAGCAACTCTGCTAAGTCTTGGTTGCCAGACCCGCCCAACGTGGCAAGGTCTGACGCTGTCAAGCCGTTGAAGCCTGACACGCCAGACATACCCGGCATGGCCTTACCCTGCCCAATCGAGAAGTAGTCCATCAGATTAGCCCCATCAGGGCGCCAAGGCCGATACCCATGGGGCCAGTAACACCAAGCATAGGCGCCATCTGGGCGCCCGCCAGTGCCCCGCCAAGCGCGCCAGCGCCAAGGTTACGGGTGTACGGCGTGGTCTGGGTGCCGCCCAGGTTGGCGGGCTGCAGGCCAAGTGCGCCTGACATCAAACTCAAGCGCTGCATACCGAGGTTGCGGGCCGCATCTAGTTCCTGCTGCGTCATCTGCTGACGCGCCTGACCCAAGCCCATGAGAGCCTGCGCTGCGGCGTAGTCCTGCGCCTGCTGCTGCTGACCCAAGCCGCCCAACTGCTGCGCCGCGCCGAGTCGGAATTGAGCGCCACTTAAGCCAGCGGCCTGGTTCGCCAATTGCTGCTGCTGCGCCGCGCCAAGCGCCTGGTTGTAGCCCTGTGCGCGCAGGTTGGCGATCATGCTACCGGCCTGCTTGCCGTACTCGCCAGAGGTCAGCGCCTCGGCAACAGCCTGACGGCTACCACCAAAGGCCCTTGCGCGTTGCGCCTGCTCGCCCATCTGCTGGACAGCACGCTGGCGAGCCTGCTCCAAGTCCTGCAGGCTGGTGTCGATGACTTCCTGCTGGTACGGGTTGTAGTATTGCTGGATGAGTTCGGCGTCTGGCCGGATGGCCTGCGGCGCGAACCCAGCCGCTGCGCGGGTCAGGTCAGCAGCCGTGCCAAGGTTCTCAAGCCCAGCGCCACCCATCGCGGCCTGCGTGGCCATCGCCTCGCCAGTCTGGTACTGTGGCGTGAACCCGGCAAACTGCTGCGGGCCGAGCTGGTTTGCAACCTGTGCTGCATAGTCTAGGTTGCCCAAGTATGCCTGCTTGACATCTGGGTCAACGCTGGTCGTGCTTACGGTCTCGCCGCCTTTGCTCATATTAGTACCCCTTTGCCTTGCCAACCAAGTAGCAGGCTGGCTCGAAAATCAAACGATAAAAACGACCCAGCGCGTCACGCTTGGCGCCACGCATCTCAGCGCGCAGGTCAGCGGTGCGACGGCGGGTGCCATGCTCTAGCACGCGGCGCACGACTCGGTTGCCCAAGCCGTCGCCAGAGTAAAACGCGTACCTGACCAGCGGCAGGAATAAAGCGTGGTATCCAACCTCGTGCGCCTTGGTCATATGCTTGGCGCTGTATTGCAGCCAAACGGCGTTGCGGTATGAGCCAAAGCCGTAGGCGTGGTTCATGGCCGTGCAGATAATTTTGCCGCCACCGCCGCCGCCGCCATCGCCACCTCCTGCAGCAGCTTGAGCACCCTCCGGGTCACCCATCGCGGCTTGTGCGGCGTCAATGCCGGACACGTCAACAGATACAGAGCCGCCCTGACCATCGCTGACTGTGGCGCCGGGGCTTATGTCAATGACAGGATTGGACACAACGGGCGGGCTATATGTGGTTGGCGTCTGTGCAACCGTTGGCGCTGAATAAGCGGCGTTTGCTGGGTCTCCACTGAAGCCGCTGGCTAATCCAAGAGCACCCACCACGCTTGGCGCGACAGAGCCACCAGAAAACGGCGTGTCTTGCGCACCCTGCAAGGCTGATACCTGTTGGTTCAAGTTGTAGTTCTGCATAGAGTCTGCCATGGCTTGAGCAGCCAGCGAACCAAACGGCACAAAATTAAGCAGACCAACTGCTGGCGAACCAAGTATGGCGCCAGACATATACGCGCCAAAATCGGTTGAGGATACGTCGGTGCCGTCACCCGCGTCAGGCGCAGACGGCATATCAAACGAACCGCCCTCGCCACCCTCATACAGACGCTGCACGGGCTGCTGCTGCGCAAACGCTGTAGACGGCGCCATGCCGTAGTAAATAGGCTCGTAGCCGCCGACGTAGTCGCGCATGAGTCCTGACCCAAGCAGCGGCACTGGTGCGCCACCGCGCCGGGGTCGCATTAGTATCTCTTGCGCGGCCAGTGCCGTTGGGTCAAGAATCGTTGCCATCTTTTAATTCCTTGCTCATGACGTACCAGTTAGGCGTGTAACCTTCATCCTGTAAAAAGGTTTTCGCCCAACCCTTACGACCAGCCAGCGAAACCCTTGTGCATCCAACCTGCCTGCCCCACTTCTCAATGTAAGGCCGCATCTGCTTGAGCTCGTCTAGGTCGCCGCCAGCAAGGAAATAATGCAAGTCCTTGAGTTGCGGGTAGACAACGACCTCTGTGATCACCGCCGAGTTTGCGTTGGGCCAAAGCTGAAACCGCTTTGTCAACACCCCAGCAGCAATGTCATCAAAAGTGTGTGTCCCTCCTGCGTATTCTAAAGCCGCCTCTATCCATTTGCGACATCGAACAAGCTCGGAAAATACATCTGTCATATTGCGGTTGCGGATAAGTTGCCTGAGTTGTCAACTGTAACCGAGTACCGCGTCCCATTGGGGCTTGTCAGGATCAAACGAGCAGACGACACCTCGATGTCCTGCCCGCGCTTCATGTTCTGCACGTCCGCCCGCTCCAGCAGATTGCGCATCTGCGCCTGGTCGCGCAGGTCGTAATCACGCGCTGCTGTGGGCAGCTTCACCGGCGCCCCCCTGCCACGGCGTCAACCCGCATGGTGCCAACCCGCCAATCGTCGTTAGTCGCCATCTCAACCCGCATCGCCACTTGACGGCCAGAGAATCTGACCGAAGTGGGGTTGGCCATGCTGTAGGCCCCGTGCGTCGTCTCATCCCCGTTGGGGTAGTAGCGCGTCTTGAATTTGACCTGCACGTCACCCTGGGTCAGCTCGTCTGGGATCAGCTCCCGCACGTTCATGATCTGATCGCCGGTGCCGATTTGGAACGCTCCGCTCTCGGCAAACACCGTGGCCGAGTCGTAGTCGAACCCGACCTCGTGCTCGTACACGTAGCCGTCTGTTGAAATCATCAGCGGCTGACGGTACACGCCACGGTCGGTGCCCGCGGTGCGAGCCAACGAACCAATGTTCCAGTGATTCTCGCGGTAGTTGAACGTGACGTAGCTGTCAACCTCGTTGCTGGCGCTGCTGGGGTAGAACCACCATACCTCGCCAAACGCACTGTTATGCACGGCGTATATCTTGCTTTGCTGCGTCGTGTTTAGGTTGCGGTATACGTAGTCACCAACGTCGCTTGGTAAGGGCTTGACGTAGCCGTCGTACATCCAAAATCCGCTGCGGCTCATCCAGATGGCCAACGCGTCGGCGACCACGGCCACCGACTGGGCAGAGATAAGCCCGCAGCCGCTGCCAATCTTCTCAAAGCCGTACACAAACGGCTGGCCGACGTAGGTCGCCGTGTGGCAGTCCACGTCTGTCCACAGCAGGTGCAGACCGCGCACGCGCTTGCCAGCAAGCAGGTTGCCGGGTGTCTGCAGCTCAAAATCACCGGCCTCGTTGGTGGTGGCAGGAGTCCAAGTCGTGTTGTCCTCCTTGTCGCACCACTGCACCTTGCGCGGGTTGCCACCGGCCCCAAGCGCAAAAATGAATCGCTCGCTAGTGGACAGCAACGCATTGCAGCTTGTCGGCGCGTTGGTAATCGCAGCAGCCACCGTCGGTGTCGAGAAATCTAGCTGCCACTCGTACAGCTTGCCGTCGCTGGTGCTGCAGCCGATTAGGTACTCACCCCAGGTGTCCAGGCTCCACGTCGTGGCCGGTATTGCACTGGTGGTGTCTGGCCTGGCCACGCCGTAAGCAAATGAGCCATATGACCTGTAGCC